ATGAATTATCAATTTACTCCGTTAGAAGATTCTGTTACCTTTTTGTACCAAAAACTACATATTAATGTTCCCAGTCAAATTGATATGATTAGTATCGCTTCTAATCTTGGGATTTGGCTTCATTTTGTTGATTTCGAAAGTGCTGCAATTGATCGCAATGGATTATACAGCATTTTAATTAATCGTAACTTGTCAACTCAACAACAATGGGAAGAATTCGGTCATGAATTAGGACATGTTTTATTTCACTGTGGGCACCAATGGTTTCTTCCAGAAGAATTCATTTCCTATCAAGAGAATAAAGCAAATAATTTTGCATTACAGTTTTGTGTGCCTACCTTCATGGTATTAAAATTACCTATCCCCCAAACGAAGCAGGAATTTATTGCTGATATATGCAACACCTTTTAATGTAACTGAAATCTTTGCTAAGAAGCGTTTAGAACATTTTCAACGTCAAGTATTGGGTCAACGATTTACTAAACATTTTTCTCAAATGCTAGGAAAGCACAAAGTTTGTGTGCAAACCAATTTCTATTTGAAAGGAGTTAATAACGATGGCCACTTTTCGTAAGTGTAACAGCAAATGGGAGTATCGAGTTTCCTTTAAAGACCCCTTTACCCAAAAGTATAAAGTGAAATCCAAAAGTGGTTTTTCTACAAAAAAAGAAGCTCAAACAGCAGCATCTGAAGAAGAGAAAAGAATTGAGAGTGGTTTTGAGCTTGATAATTCTTCTTTACGTTTAGAAGATTACTTATTGAGTTGGTTAAACGAATATAAAAAAGATAGCATACGTAAAAATACGTATATATTACATTCTCAAAATATTAAAAATCATATTCTTCCTTATTTTAAAAATCTTTTGCTGAAGGATCTTAAGCCAATGATGTATCAAAAGTTTTTAAACCATTTAACCAATCAAGGCTACAGCAAGAGAACGGTAGAAATCATCCATGGAACAATGCATAACGCTATGGACAAAGCGCTTATGCTTTCAAAACTTGAGAAGAATCCTTGCAGTGGCGCCACTATCTCCAAAAAGAATGAAAAACAGCATAACGGTTTAAAGTATATGCGTAGTGAAGATATCCAATTATTCCTCCAATGTGCATCTAAAGACAATTATATTTACTATTTATTTTTTAAGACGCTTATTCATACAGGTATGAGGAAAGGTGAAGCCGCTGCTTTGCAATGGAAAGATATAAACTTCAAAGAAGGAATTATTTCAATCAATAAAAAATGAACTAAGCACACACCGGCGATTGCAAAATAATGATAAGTTAATGTTAACAAATTCATATCACCATGAATTAGATCTGATTTTCTGTCGCAGGGATGGAAATCCTTTACCCAAGTCAACGTTATTTAATGCTTTTTCAAGAATCTTAAAGAAAGCAAACCTATCACCTTTAAGCATTCACTCGCTGCGACATACTCATGCTGTGCTTATGTTGGAATCTGGAGCAAGCATGAAGTACATTCAAGAACGATTAGGGCACGGAAGTGTCACCATTACATCTGATGTTTACACTCATGTTAGTAAGAAGATTAATCAAGATTCTATCACTTCTTTTGAGGAATATATATCGTCTGTTTTGGAAAGTTAAAAAATTTTGGTCCGATTTTGGTCGTGAACGTTTCAGTACATCAAATTAAGTTTCCTACCAAAATAAAAAAATCCCCTGACACCAGTAGTGTCAAGGGATTTACCAATTAATATTGGCTCATGTATTGATCGCGTTCCCATGGGTGAACTTGTGTACGGAATAAGTTTTTTCTTATTAAATACTTTTACATGTAGTCAATGTAGCTTGATTTAACAAGGTTTGTTGATTATCTAAAGAAATCTTTTTTCACAAATTACCGCTCGTTTTCGCAAAGAATGTGGTCAAAATGTGGTCATGAAATATCTTGTTCTATTTTAAGAATTAAAATATTTGAATATGCCATCAACATCTTTTGTTTGAACAGCATTGAGTGGTTGAAAGTCTACATCATAGTATTTATCCGTGAGAATCCAAATAGCCGGGAACCGTTTGGAATGATGCTGCCATTTGCCTGAGTCCTTGTATTCCATGTAAAGCTTATGCTTGTTCTGCATTTGTTTCTTGGAGTAAATGGAGCGCTGAACCTCCACACAGAACGCAAAGCCCTTCCACTTCATGAAAACATCTGGTTCAATGCCGCCTTTGGCTAAAGGCTTGAACTCTACTTCAAACTGGCTTGGTATCTCGTATGCACACAAAGTGATGTAAAAGTCAGCAATCGCACGGAAATGAGGGATTTTGGTTGAATCTTTTTTAATGGAACGCGGGCTTGGAAAATAGTTATATGGACGATTGGTTTTATCCACTTCAATGAGCCGGCTATCAACCAAACGTTTCAATACTCTGTTTGCTACAACATGCGGTGTACTATTGCGAATGAAGTGCAGCTTTATCAACTGGTCACGGTTTAACACTCTGAATTTTTTTAGATTCTCAATAATTGCTTTATCGCGACTATTCATGGTCCTCACCTGGTATCGAAAAATCAGTAATTTCAGCCTCAAACATCGGTTCAGGCGGCAAGTCAATTGGGACTTGTTTAATCGGTTCAAGCAGCTCCTTTGCATGTTCCAGAGATAAATAGGGTGCTTGCAGCTGCTTAATCACTTCATGACGCATATAGAATTTACCCTTTTCAGCTTTGTTAATCTTAGATGCATCGACATTATTACCACTACCTAATGTGATATTGGAGTTAATTAGATCCGCGTGACGAAAGGCATAACGAACAGTTAGATTTGATTTTAGTTGTCCATCAAGTATTTTTGCATCTGGACGCTGCATGGATAAAATAAGAAAGATACCTAAAGCTCGCCCTTGTGTACTGATATCTTCGATTTTATCCATAATAACAGCTTCTTTTCTCAGCAGCGCCACTTCATCAATACAAAGAAGAATATACTTCTTCTTTTCAATTCCTTTTAGCTTATTGTATTCGTCAATATGTTCTAGTCCATGTTCATCAAGTAAATCACCGCGCCCTTCTAACTCCTTGTGGATGGCTAATACAGCTTTCTTGAGTTTCTTTTTATCCGTAATAACCTGTTGGACACCTTCACAATTGCGGAATAAATGAAACTCCGTACGCTTCATATCAGCAAGATAAAAATCAATCATGTGTCGTTTATGAATAAGCAGCGTTGTCAAAATAACACGCAGCATAACAGACTTACCTGAACCTGTTTCTCCAGCAATCAATAAATGCGGATCCGTAACCATGTTATAACTGATAAGTTTATTAAAATGGTCATACCCAGCTACAATTGGGAGCCCACCTTTTAAACACACTTCGATATCTTCATCGTTATAAACCTTAATTGAATCAGCTTGCTTAGTGAAAATCTTTAAACTGTACCTCAATCCATTGCCTGTTAAATCGTACGAGTGCCCGAATGTCTGGCTGAAAATATACTTTTTATCCAGCAGCGCTTTTGGATTAAGCCCCTGCGGAAGATAAAATACATATTCCAAATAGTCTTTTTGTTCATAGGTCGCCGCAATCGATGGATATCGCTTAATGGTCGTGTCCCCTTTTTTAAACGTCAACACAATGTCAGCTACGATAAAAGCGTTCTTTAATCGCGCTTTATAAATATATTTTCGATATAACTTCTTCATCATCACATGAACCCCCAAATAAATTTTTGGACAAGGTCCCACATTAGCCAAAAAAACGATCCTGCGGTTATGACACCTAAGATAAAACAAGTAAGGTTATGGACCATTTCAGACTCAACATACTTTCCTACCTTCAGCAATTTACTTTCAGTTGCTGAAGCCGCAATGATTGTACTTCCAACGACACCCACAATAATTAAACCACTCATGTCATCACCTCTAAATTAGTTTGGTTGGCTTGCCGAAAAGATGAAAAAAGAAGTGAGAGAAAATCCCTTATTAAGAAACAGAAGAATCCTTTAATAGATAGGCTTGAAACAGCTATTAATATATTAGTGGAAATATATCAGCTACTATATTTGCTAATATATCAGTTAACTCTTCAATGCTTATATCACTAATATATTAGTAAGGGTTGTACATAAAAAGTTGTCCACCAAAAATTTATTTCAATAACACCAAAAACCTTTGATATATCTGAAAGAAATATTTTGCAGGACAAACATGCTTAGTTATCGAAGTGAATATACTGGTGATGTGGACATGAAGTGGAAAAATAATATTGATCTCTATGTAGAAAAAAGTGGACGCTCAAAGAAATTTATCGCAAAACAATTAGGTATATCAGCAAATCAATTTTTGGCTTGGAGACAAGGAAAATACTTTCCACCAGTTGACAAAGCAATGCTATTAGGAGAATTATTAGATTGTACTGTATACGATCTATTTGAAAGGACAGATGAAGATTGAAGAAGTTTTTAGTAATGCCAATATTGGCAGCCATGTTATTAGCAGCATGTGGAGGGAATGAAGTTTCTAAAGAAGAATCAAGTGGATCTTCTACAGAATCAAAGGAAACTGTTCAAAAAGATGTAGAAAAGAAAGATGAGCCTACTCAAGAAGAGCTAGATGCTAAATTGAAGAAAGAAGCTACAGACGCAGATTTCGTTGAACTAAATGTAGATAACCCTCCAGAAGGCAAGAAAGTAAAAGCTACAGGTGACGTTTCTATGGTTAGTGGAGATGGTGTGGGAACTACATTTACATTAACAACTAAAGAAGGCGACGGGTATGGAATGTATACCATCAACAACTTTTCTTTAACAGATGTTCAAGAAGGTGATAAAGTCACAATCTATGGTACTACTATTGCTGAAAAGGCTGACGATGGCAGTCCACAAATTAACGCAACGATAATTGAATAATAAAAAAAGAGCCCACTACTCAACATGAGTATGGGCTCTACCTTTTCCGCCATCAAACAGAAAAGGATTTGCTAAGGGGATTGTTTGCTATCAGGGGAGATAACAAAGGGTCTCGACAACATTACATTGTCAAACAGTAAAGTGATGATAGTAAAATAACCATCGTTATAAAGTGTACTCCTGTAAAATACACCTGTCCACAATTCTGCTTTAGATGTTCTTCTTCATTCCGCAGTTAGTACATTCACGTAGAAGTTTGCCCCCACCTACGCTGCTTTTGAACTTAACGCTGCCGCAGTTATCACATCGGCCAGAAATTTTATCTGGTAGATCAGCGTATTCATAAACCTTTGTTACATCTATATTTGCGTATTTGTCTTGTATAGTATTCACGATAAACCCTCTATAAAAAATAATTACTATGAAACAATGAAACTCCTATAATCATAGGAGTTTCATTGTACTCAATATAATTTTTTACCTTTCTTGTTTTTAAACCATCCAACAACTTCGGAAAAGTTTTTAACAGGAGATCGATATGAACTCTTGGAAACCATATCATTCAAAACTAAGTCTGCGTCTGCAGCTGATAAAATTTGATTATTTACAGCATCATACAAAATCCCTAAACTTCCCATTAAAGGTATCTGATTTCTTTCACAAAACTTCCTAGCAGCTGCCATATCATCGCAACCTACAGTATAACCGTTTATTTTTGCAATCGCCATTACTGCTGACTCTCCTGGCCCAAACTGCTTTGTTAAGCTAGCAAAGGTTGTGAAAATCTCTGTATGATCAACGTAATTGATGCTAAATTGCTTTAGCCAACCACTAGAAAGAGCTTGCGTAAGAGGGGTTTGCATCTTTGACACTTTAACACATTCTGTCACCACGTCTGAAGGAATAATTATTTTATCTGTATACAAGGCTTCAAGTATGTCGAACCTTCCAGTAAATCCATACCTGGAAACAATTCCTGTATCTATTACAAGAGGAGGTTGAGTAAGCATAATTAATCTTCCTCCCCTTCAATAAATACACCTAACTGAGAATGTATAATTTCTTCATCAAAGATATACCCTATATCTTGAAGGTATTCATTCATCTTAATTTCGCTTATTTCATCACTATCATAGGCTTTTCTTACCTTTTCAATGTAACTTTGAGAAAAAATATTCTTACCATCTTTCCCATAAATATCAGTTGGATATCCATACCTTTTAGCTTCTTTTGTAATATGAATTTGACAATAATGATCAAATTCATATTGATTGATAAGCTCAAGACTGTACAACCGGTAGAGCATTGCACGCCAACTTACTTTAAAATAATGCTGTAGATATAAAATATCTTGGGTATCAAGTTTGTCAAATTTGCCTTCGGTACGCAAATCTACATGCTTAAAAATACCATCTTCAGGCATCAAAAAATGAGAAGCAAATGCATCTGCTAATTTCTCAATTTCTAGGTCTTGATTGTACTTATTTACAGCACAAACCCCACCCATAATGTTCTTGTCAAAAAGAAAATGAGAGAGCTCATGAGCAGCTGAAAATATCTGGTGACCAACTGTTTTACTTGAATTAATAATCACCAAATGAGTGTCCTGCGCGCGCATAAACATTGCTGACGCTTTCCCACTAAAAGGTTTGGCAAATAAATATATACCCTGATTTTCTAACAATTTAAAGATATCTGCTATAGGCTCATCACCTAAACCTAACTTGTTTCTAACTTCATTTGCTCTTGTTTTAGCTTTTGAAATAAGCGATTGCATTAATTAATCAATCTCCTCACAAATTTCATTAATTTGACGAATATTAATTAGGACTTTACGTGCCCAATTAACTATTTCTTGATCTTCACCTTCAAGTTCATCTGCTCTAAAAGCAAATTTAATGTCAATACTGTCGGAACTTGTATCACTGACTAAAGAATCAATTGAATAACCGTATAAATTTGCCATTTGGGTTAACAAAAGAGTATCAATGGGACCATTACCTTTTTCAATATTAACTAATTTTTGTCGACTAATGTTCAAGTCATCTGCAGCAACTTGCTGAGTTAAACCACTAGATTTTCTAGCGTCTTTTAATCTTAACCCTAAATCAACATGGGTTAACATCATAATCACCTCTTCTATTGTAGGTTAAGTATATTGTACACAAAACAAAACAAAAAATACAGCTTTTATAGTTGGATGTCAAAAAAAATATACATTTCAACTATGTATACCTATTATAACGAACGAATGTTCTTGTTTCAAGTAAATAAAAAGCCCCACTCCTAAGAGTAGGGACTTTGATTAATAACCTTTAGATTTCAAAACAGCTTGTAACTTATTCTTTGTATTTTGGCCATAAATCCCATCAACTTCATATGGCAAGTAAACCTTTTGGAAACGTGTCACAGCATCCTTTGTTTTAGCTCCATAAATACCATCAGCTGTACCACATTTAAAGTTAACAGCATTCAATGCATTTTGAAGCTGCGTAATTGCTGCTTTATCTGTTGAACCTGTTTTAAGTACTTCAGATGGTAAAGGATACTTATATGCTGATTGCTCTTTTTTTGGCGTTTCAGGAGTAGGTGTATACGTATTTTTTGCAGTACCAAACTTAATTGTTTGACCTACTTTTAATTGAGAAGGTTTTACATCAGGATTAGCTGCAATTAAATCTTCAACAGTAATCCCTTCTTTTCCATCTTTTAAAGCAATACTCCAGAATGTGTCGCCTTCTTGAACAGTATATAGACCTGGTACTAGGTCAGGTTGCTTAACTACCGGAAGCATATCAGATAATACGTCTTTAAATGCCTTATTATAATCAAACACGCAACATGCTTTCCAAGAGTAGCCTGGCATTTCATTGTGGGCCTTATCGTATTTACCAATTCCATCAGCCATTAAAGCTTTGTGTAAGTCGATAATAGAGCGAATAGTCGCTTCACTAAGCTTATCAGTGCGGTAATCACCAATAACACAGATACCAAGTCCAATTGTATTACTATTACCAACGTGGTAACTACGCTTACTAATGTCTACACAATAATAAATAGCAGCCTTACCATTAATGATTGTGTTCGGATCAATAACTAGATGATACGCGATTTCTGGCCAACCGTTTGTGCCAACGTGAAAATTTGCAAAGGAAACAATATTAGAGCCTCCTGCAGATAATTTTGTTAATGAGTGATGCCACACACGTGTTGTAATGGATTTAACCCCATTTGCTCGCTTTCCGTATGATCCTTTACTCGGTAACTTTCCTCTTTTATCAACTAACTGCGGTAATTGTTGAAATTTATAAGTCATTCTTCTTTTCCTCCTTATTTTCTTCTTGAATCACATGCAATTTATCTGTAATTACACTAGGCACATTTAACCCAAGCTGAGCGCAGTTTTCTACGATACTCACAATCTCGTACAAGATAAAGTAAGTGATTGTAGCACCAGCAACATACCCATTTAAGCCGAATACTTGGTCAATGATATTTGCTACTGCCATTAGAGTAAAGATGCCGATTTTGCGAAAATACCCATACAAAGCACTTCTGCTACGTAATCGCTTGTTTTTTATCGCCTTCATCACCCCTGTGACGATATCGCAAAGCATTAAAATAGCCAGTAAGTCCACAAACTTAACTTGTCCAAATAAATAGGTGCGAATTGGCTCCCACTGTGATAATTGTAAAAGTAAATGTTCCACGTTATTGCCCCCTTATATAAAATAAAAAGAGGACTAACTCAGCCCTCTTTCCTTTGTTACGTTTTATTTTTCTTTTTTGCGCAATTGTCTCCAATTGTGCAGTAACACCTTGTATATCTTCTTCTGTTTTCTTCATCTTCGATAACGCTACTTTACCGTAATCAGCCATATTTATTCCTCCTTTTTAAAATAAAAAGAGGACTATAATTAGTCCTCTTTACAAGTTATTACTTTAATATTTCATACGCTTGCTCAAAAATTTGATTGGCGATTTCTTTATGCCCTTGATCGTTAGGATGCCACCCATCACTCTCATTACCAAACAAATCTTTATACCCTTTAGGCCCAAACGTATCATTTCTTCCATACCAAATAGATTGGATATTAGCAACTGGAACACCTGTCTGTTTTCCAACCTTTTCAATTACAGCGTCATATTTAAAAGATCTTTCGAACAGACCCCAAGTTGTAACTAATATTATCTTAGGTGGTTTTTCTTGCGATTTTAAAGTATTAATTACGTGTAATAGTCTTTCTTCAAACTCTTCAGGTGTGGAGTAAACCTTCTTAAAATTTTCATCAGAATCATTCGTCCCGAATTCAATAGTTACAAGGTCTGGTTTTTGAGCAATAACTTTCGGTAAATTGGGAATTCCGAAATCTTTTAACCCTGTTCCTCCTTCAGTTGCACCATCTGCGACTGTTACACTATACCCTAAATTTTCTTCAATTAGTTGCGGTAAAACAGCTGTGTACTTTTTCTCTTTCGTTGTCGCGTGAAGTCCTAATGCTAGGCTGTCACCCATAGGTGAATATATTAACGGTTCACCTTTATGTTTATTATAAATTCGTTTCTTTTCTTCTTCTGCTTCTTTAATCTTCTTTTGTTCTAATGCTTCTTGCTTTTCGTTAAATTTATCTGCCACCACTTTATCTTCTGCAATAGTATTCTTCACTTCTGTTTTAAAAAGTATATAGTTAAACCCTATAAAAACAAAAGTGAAAACAGTTAATAAAAGTAGTGTGATAGTAATTTTATTTCCTCGCAAAACTAAAAACCTCCAAAAGTAGTAATTACTACTAATATACTACTTTTTATTTTTTTATAAAGTTTTTTTGCAATTTAAGATGTATTTTATCACTATACATTGTTACCATTCGAATCAACCCATCCATTATTGGAGGCATTGCGCCATATCGGTTTGTTTAACGTAGTATCGAATATCATAGCACCAGGCTGATAGTCTGTATAATTTGGTCTATTAGCTGTTGTAAAAGCACCTGTTGAAATAAACCCATTGAAGAAACCTTTTTGCCATTTTGCCCAATGCGCTCCAATATCCCTAGGCGCGTTCGTGTTCGGAGCAAGTAGAGCACTGATAAAAATATAGTCTTTTGCAACTAAATCCAGGGAAGTTTTACTTGAATCACCTACCCTAACATTGTCACCTCGAGATTTAATCAAATGATCTGTTAAGAAATCAAACATGCTTACCACAATAAAACCATAGAAGTAAACATATCCGTTATCCTCACTATTTTTGATTTGAACAGAATTATAACCTCGTGATGTAACTCGTACAGCATCATAAATAAAATTACTCATTGATGTGTACGGATAATCCAATATGTGATTTTCGCCCTTTTGATAATAAATTGCATTTGGTGGTTTTTCTTGAGTTGATTGACTACTATCACCTTGTACTAAAGAGGTTACAGGATAAGGTGCTTCTGCTCGGTAATTTAACTCAATTGAACATCTAGCATCACTTGTCACTCTAAACTGAGGAATCAATAATAAATCATCCTCTTCTGCGTAAAACCCAAAGCTTATTTGACCTTGACCGCCTAGTCTAACCGCAATCCCTTGTCCTTTATTGTCACCAGAACCAATTGGGCTTTGAGTGTCATTAATGAAAGAGATATCTCCTTTTCTTGCCCAATGGTTATAGTTAGGATCAATAATTAAATGTCTACCAGATTTTAAAGAAAGTGGATCGGTGACTGTTCGCGTCCCGGTTAATACAGAAGCAGCTTTTGCTCCTAAAACGTAATACCCTTTCCCGTTAAAATGGACACCATCAGATTGTATAATTTCACTTGTAGCATATCCATCAAAAAACATAGTTGTGTCGATAACAGGGATACAAAAACGCTTTCCAAGTTCTTTCAACAACGCTCCATAAGTCCCTTGCCAATGTGAATACCCTCTCTTTTTTGGTGGTGTAAAGATAATAACAGCACTTCCCCAATCTAAGATACGCTTGACTAATTTATAATAATGTTCAATGTTAATTAGAATATCGTTTTCTAGCCACGTATCATTAGTACCTAACTGAATAATATGGAAATCAGCATTAGGATTTGTTGTCCAACGATTATACGAGGATTGCGCTGTATCACCGTTGCGACCACGTTTTAAGATTGTCGTGGGTTTCCCCATCTCATTTAAAGCTGACTTCAATACTTCTGGGTATGTGTAAGCACCAACAGGCGTATCTGTCGAAGCTCCTTCTACATAGGTAGTATCTGCAGTATACGGTCGTCTATCTGCACTCTCTGTGTCTTGCCCATTAGTTAAACTATCACCTTGGCATACACCTCGAATACTTTGATTGTTTGCTAATTTATTCATTAACGCTGCCATTGCTTTGACTTGTTTAGCGCTATATGTTTCGTTTTCTGATGCAATAGACTTTAAAATCATTTGTTCGTTATCTAATCGTTCTTTCAATGTATTTGCAGTTACATTGTCGACATTTGTTCTAGCTTGTGCTGCTTCAACGCTTGAATCACCTTCAATAACTAAATTATCGAGTTGAGATTTAACGTTTTCTGCTATATTTATTGCAAGGTCAGAATCCATTTTTGAAGAATTAGCTATTTTTACAGCTTCATCTAAGTTCACTTCTGTTTTTGTTATGTCGCGATCAATATCTCGCAAGTTTTGTTCGTATTCTTCCTCGAAGTTAGCGTCCCATTTATTTCGTGGTGGTCTGTATCTCATATTTTTCCTCCTTAACTTAAAAATAAAAAAGAAGCATTAGGAATTAGTTAAAGAGCCAATTAGCTTCTTCATCTCTTCCATCTGCTTCTTCATTTCTTCTAGTTGTTTCTCAGTAGTAAGCTTCTCTTCTTCTACAGGAATAAGAGTTGTACTCTCTTTCTGTTTTAGTTCACCATTACTTATATAAAATTTATCTAAATTTGCAATAACAATTTTAGATACCATGAAAAAATAACGAAAAGGACTTGTCGGAATTATGTCTGTTCCATAAATTACCCTTGTCATATTTCCACTTTCGTCAGCATCACAGTACAGTTGCGTCTTTCCTTCTATCATATTTATCCCTCCAAATATGTACGAATAACACGTACATAGACTTTATTACCTGTGTAGCCACTTCTAAATCTCACATAAATTCCTGTTTCATTACCAGTAGGAGGACCTAAGTCAACTCTAAGTAGTTGACCAACTGTGTCTTCAGTAGCAGTCGTTTTATAAGCTGCTAGGGTTTCTTGTGTTCCTTGTTTTACAACTTCAACTGTGGCTTCATAACGAGGGTCAGATGTTGTTAGTCCTAAGAAAACGCACAAATATCTACCTTCATGACGAAATGCATAATACTGTGCATTCTGTAATTGGTGACTTGACGTTTCAAATCCGTATTGCACTTGTCTTACTTCATCCCCCATAAAGAATGGTTGATGAGCTGATAATGAGAACTGATAACGTAAAATACCATCTTGGATAACTGTATAATCATCTTCTCTTCTTAACCTTAACGCTCCACCAGAAATATCAATAAAACCCGGCTTAATTTTCACATATTTCCGCTGATCAGTTGGATCCATAGCCATAAATTCATTACCATCCCAAAAGAAATAAGACTCTGTACCGATGATTTGAATGTGATTCGTATGAATAGCACCAGCTGTAAGAAGATTTGTATTTATCCCTAGTGCTGTAATAGCATTTTCGAATGTTTGTCCTCCATCAGTTGAAATCCCTAAGCCAGCACTATTCAACAGAACAACTAAATTTTTATTGTTTTTACTAACCGCAACAATACCATTTTCAAAAATCAATTCTGTCTGAGCACTTAATAATGCTGCTGTTGCTAATCGAATGGCTTCTGGTAACACGTTATAAGGGATATTACCTCGACCTGCAAATAAGTCTTGCAGCTGTTTAACGGTATTGCTCAATTGTGACTGGTACGATTCTCGAATGCTTTTATTTGATATTGTGACTTTCTGTGAAATTAATTCACCCTTTGAATTAAAGGATTCACTGATATTGACAATACGTGTTTCGATATCTAAATTCAGACGATCATCCATTAAAAAGATTCTATCGCCCTCATTTGGTGCATCTTGATAGCCTTGCGCTTGCAATTCAGCAACATCGACGGTAATCGAGACCACCAATGATTCATCTATACCTTTTTTTACTGCATTAAATAAAGAAGATTCAACAGTATAACGCTCGTCACGTACAGGTGGTGCATGTCTAATTCCGATGCCTGGAATAGATGCTAACGGACTTGTATACGTGACATGTAACCCGTCTTTTCCAAATCCTTCACCATACGTAGAAAAGTCTGTTGAGTCCTTTTCAATTGTGATGTCTTTTAGGTTGAGGTTACGATGATAAACAAAATCTGTATCCTGTCCAATTCGAGTACGGATATAGACGGTATTTCCTACGATTTCAAACTCTGCCTCGTACGTTTCTAAAATTTTTTGAAACAAATCTAATCGTGAGGAGTCACCAAAGTTTTCTAAATCCTTTGCACCAAACGAGTCTACAATGACAAAATTGTATCCACTGCCATTAAAAACAAAGTTCATACGCGCTTGGATTGTCATAGATCCTGTATGCGTTTCGTACTTCCAACTATTCCGCATATCAACAAAAAAGCGATGGACAGCTTTAAGCTCCCACACCGCTTTTTTACCTCTTGCCTTCGCTCTTGGGATGACAACCTCGTATTCATCGTCATCAAATCCTACTTTCCAGCAAGTATCAATATTCTTAAAGTAGTCCTCATTCCATTTTTCTTCGTAGAGTGTGAGTGAGATAGACTTTTCACCATTAATACCACGCTCACGATCTACTGCAGCCTGTAAAGGATATTGCTCACCTTGTAAGTCTTCTATATACATTGTGTCCATCTCATCACCCCTTGTAGTAGAAACGGAAAGCAAACTGAACGTTTTGAATGCTCGTAGTTCCATTTATTTTAATATCATTCCAACCAGGTTTTAATGTGATAACTTGTCTATTAGTAGAACGATAGATACTCAAATTGTTCTTTTTAGCCTTAAACCCTAACTTCACCGTATCACTTGATGTTAACGCCCCATCATACCTCCATTTATCACCTGTCGTTTCATTAACAAGCTCTATATAATTACTACATACAGCCTGAATAGTAATCTCCATATCGCAGTAAAAAGGGTTAATCGTGACGTTCCCGGGATTATATACACGAAATGATGAAGTATTAAAGGTATATGGCGTGTCTTCTGCTATCAGCCCCATTCCCATCTGCCACCAATCTTGATCAAAAGTTTGTGGTGTTAACGAAGTATTAATAGACTCTGCATAAGGAAGCTCATATGTTTCGAATGGCACTGTAAACGTACTAACGGATGGATTAATTCTCTCTGGTGTCCATTCAGCGCTTACTACAACTGGCCAACGTTTACCTAATTGTTCTTCTTGCACAATATATAGCAGACGACTAGGATCAAACAATTCAAACAGTTCACTTACAAATAAAGAATGAGTATAAAAATTAATAGCTTCAATAAAAAACTCCGCTTCACATCTTCTTGGACCGTGTTCTGATCCGTTGCGATTAATACCTGGTTTACCAGATACGGAATCTGTATAGTGGTTAGGGGATAATGCTGAAGGACGAAAGCTCAACCCTTGTAATCGATAATCTACTAAATTGATTTCTGTCATTTCCTTATCAAATATCCTAATCATTACTTATTCCCCCAGATTGCACGTATACTTCCATTGATGGCTTGCTCATCTTCAATGAAATCAACTAACACTTTTCCGTCAATTTCTGCTGTGAAACTAGAATTCTTAGAAGCTATTATTCGTAGTAAATCGTTTTGTTCTTTTAATAAAGCTAATTCTTCTTCATTTCCAAAGTCTGAATACTGAATATTATTAGAGTGAGAATGACTTGAAATAGCTAAAGCTTGGTTACTATCATCAAACATCCCTAAAGCCTTCCCTGCTTGCGTCCACAATGTTTTATTACGGTCACGATATGCCGGCTCTGTCGTTAAAATAAACTCTGGATAACCATTCTCCGCTAATGTAGCAGCTTGTGGATGACTAGCTATACCGCCTTTAAAGTAAGGTTTATAGCCGCCACCGCGTGACATAGATTTAATACCTGGATGTCCCATTACACCGCCGTAACGACCGTCCATATAACGAATAGCTGCTAGAGCTGAATCAAGGGGATTACGGCGATTTCCATGCCCCGGCATCATCCATCTTTTAAAAGTTGACCCTATCACTTGGAATAAACCAACCGATGGATCTCCACGTTTGGCGTTAATGTCCCAGTTATTAATCGCATTCGGATTAAAACCAGATTCTTTTTTAGCAATTGTCATTAATGGACCTAATAAGGACATCGGCTTATTCAATATCTTTAATGCTTGAGTGATAGCTGCACGAGCCATTGCTGCACCTTGACCAGCATACTCTTGCCCTAAGCCAAAACCACCAAAACTAAAGTTATCAATGAGGCTTTGAATCTTATCTAATGCCATATCTTTAATCGCTTTTGTTGGACTACCGGATGCTTTCCGAAACCAAGCAGGAATTAAACTATCCTTAAAATCGGATACTTTGGAGGTAACGGCATCCCAAAGTGCACTCGGACCTTTCATTATGGCTTCAAAATAATCACCTACACCGTTTTCATAGCCAGGAAAGCCATAGTTTTTTAGTAACTTTTCAGTGTGATGATTGGGAAGTACGCTAGCTCCTTTACGTAAATAACGCATTTCAGCTCCATTAGAACCTGATAAATAAGTTCCGATGCCAGGCTCATGAATAAGTTCACGACCTTTTTCGGATACAATGGCTAAACCACCAGGATGTCCACTAGAGGGTGTTCCTTTTGCATAAGCACCTCGTACAACACCCTTTTGAACACGTGGCGCACTAGATGATTTTGATTTAGACTTTTTCTTTTCTTCTTTAATACCAAAGATGCCTTTAATGCTCGTCCAAATACTATCAACTTTATTCCACATCATATCCCAACCAGAATTAACTTCACCTGTTTCCCAATTAATTTTGTCAACGTGCTCTTCGGCTTGTCCTTGCGCTTCTTTCACAACTTTTTTATGCATATCTTCTGCTGTGCTGACTGCGTTATCACGAGACCTTTCAGCTTCTTTTATTAAACGATTGGCTTGCTCAGTCGTTAGCTCGCCGGTCACATCACGCATATACGTAATTTGCATAACCGTATCTTTATACTGTTTTTCTGCTTCTGCTACTGATTTATCACGTTGTTTGATGGAATTTTGCACAACTTTTGCCGCTTGCTCTGCCGTGATTACACCTGACTGTTCTTTTAAGTTAGAAAGAATGAACTTTTGTTCTTCCGCACTTTTACTCATTGTTTGAACAGCCATTGTACGCATTTGTTCTTGAATCCCGTTAATTGTAATCTTTTCAGATTCAGTTAATGCACGTTTTTGTTCTTTGGCTGTATTCATAATTTCTTGGATTTTTGCTTCATATTCTTGCACTTTTAATTGCTTATTCGCATGATTATCATTCATTTTTTTTAGTACATTTGCTTCTTCTTCCGCTGTTAAGGCTGATGTATTAGCAAACAAATTTTGTGTTTTCTCCAATTGTTTCGCATGATTTTTATCCATGGAAGCTAGTATGCTATTCCCCATCTTGTCATACTTACCAACTAAGCTGTTTAAATTCTCATCTGTGATCACTTCCTGCGTAGCAAACATATTAGTAAGAGCCATCGAAGCATCTTCATCCATTTTCAAATAAGCTCCTACAGCCTTTTGAGTACTCTTGGATACTTCATCACCAAATATTTTTGACTTGATTACAGGCTTGTCTAACTCTTTATCTAATACAACAGCAGCTGTTCCAAGCGCAACTACAGATGCAATTGCTATACCAATTGGTCCTGTCAAAACGGATGCTGCTGTAGCGAGTACACCAGCACCGCCTGCCGCTCCTGTCATTGCACCACCAGCAATCGCAGCACCTCCACCTAATCGAGCAATCCATGGGACAACTTTACTCGCACCAGATGCAAGCCACCCAAAGGTTTTTACAAGTGGGCCACCGACAAATAATAACCCTCCAATTGCTAACGTTGCATCTTGAGCAACAGGGGACATGTTATCAAATCTAGTAGCAACAGATTCTACAGCCTTTTCGATTTTAGGCAAATGACGCTCCGCCATTTCTAATAGGATTTCTCCTAACGGTTCCAAGGCTTCTTGTGACTCACGCCATGCAGCTTTTACACGCACACCAAATGATTCTTCGATTGCTTTAGATGTTTTCTGCATAGATCCATCGACGCCTTTTAACTTACCGTCAATTCCACCAAGGGCGTACATCGCATCAGATTCAAGATCTTCCCACTTGGTTCCATACAAATCGACACCAATTTGATTGGCTAAAGTTTGGTCATCCATACCCTTTAGCTCTGATAAAACCGCGTTTGAGACATCTTTAACGGTTGATTTACCTACTAGATAATCCTTCCACACCTGTTGAGTGCTACTAGACAACTGCCCCATCGCTTCAGACGTCGTTTTAGAGCCGTCTTTTAAACGAATTTGCATTTCTTTCATCGCATCGTTGATGTAATCTAAGTTATAAACACCAGCTTCACTACCGTTTATAAGCAATTGAAAATACTCATCAGCTGAAAAACCCATCTTCGCAAACAAAGGTGCATATTCACTCAAGTTATCAAACATTTCATTTGAAAAATTGAGTCCATTCTGAGCACCATATGCCATTAAATCAAAAGCCTTCTTGGAGTCAACGCCAAAACCTTTCATGACGTTTCCCCCAGCTCTAGTTACTTCATTCACATCCGCTTCAAATACATCCGCTAATACTAATGCGTCTTTTGTTACTTTTTTTAATTCACCGTCATTTAGTCCTTTAATATTGTGTTTAACTTGTACGAGACCACGAGTGACATCTTCCATGCTTTCGCCGAATCCGTCGCTCCAGATGTCCCTAGCTTCTTTTGTTAGCTTTTCAGCCTCTTTGCCCGTCACACCTAACTGAGCTTGGATGCGAGCCTGAGAAGAATCAACGTCATTCGCTATTTTTAAAAGCGCTGCACCTATCCCTGCTACTACTGGCGTAAAAGCACTTCCTGCAGCACCTGCTTTTTGACCTAGCTCATCCATTTGCTGAGCAGCTTCATCTGCTCGCTTTTTTAAGATGTTCAGCTGATTCGATTCGTCTTCAATCTTGTCATTAACACCTTTTAAAGCTTTCTCTACTTTACGCATTTGTTCAACGGCTTTCCGCTGACGTATAAGCATATTTTGAGCTTCTTTTGAGTTTTCACCTTTCGTACGAACTAACTCTTCATATCGACGATTTAACTCTTGTACACGCGTTTGTTGGATTTGAAATTGTTGAGTAAGATTTGCTGATTTTGTTTTTAACTGATCTAAACCATTTTCAAAGTTTCCAAGACCAGATTCAGCAGCTTTCAAATCAGCATCGAGGAGTTTTAAACTACGATTAGTAGCTGCCATATTCTTTGTAAAATCGCCGCTATCCAAAGCTAAATTAACTTTCAAACGTCCTACTTCACCGGCTCCCATTACCATATTTTCACCTCCAGTTACCAGATTTGATCAATGTAGACTTGCTTTGATTGTTTTGTTTCAGCTTGTTCCATGTACAGTTCAAAAAAGAAATGAATGTCCATTGCATCTAATTCATGAAGCTTATATCCTTGCTTCATTAGATCTCTGTACATTTTCTTAAGATTCTTGTACAGTGTCTGAGGGTGTGGGAGGCTCTGTCTCCCCACTTTCTGATTGGTCATCTTTTTCATATGGATTTACAGGACGTAAACCTTGAGCAAGCATAATAAACTCCGCAATCTTGATGAAAAAGTTATCTTCCGAATCAATATCAATGGCTAATCCGTTGTAAAAATCATCGATTGTAAATTGATTGCTATACGACTCACAAATCATTTGTACCACTTCATCTAGCTCATCAGGTGTTGGGCTATTAAAATCCACTCCTCGTTCTTTTAGCGCTAAAAACTCACGGTAGATGCGACCAGAAATGAATGGTTTGCCGAATTTAATAGGCTTGCCGCTCATCATTAATGTTAAATTCATATTTCCCTCTCCTTTTCAATTAAAAAGACGAGCAAAAGCTCGCCTTTCATTAAGGTGTTGTTAATTCAGTTGGATCAATTACTTCAGTAAACCATTTTGCAATTACCCCTTCTGGAATGTCAGTGTCCGTATCATGCACATCAATATCCGACGCTTCGTCATAATTCCGCTCAATAAACGTCCCAGAAATGGTTGGTGTTTTTGGTTCAGGTGATTCACCTTTCGTACCATGTTCCATACTTGGGGCTTGAAACTTGCCTTTATACAGCCATACATATTTATAGCTTCCATCTGACGTTTCCGAGCGAAAGCCTAATGCTAAGTAAGGCGCTTTGTCCGTCTTTTTACGAACTAAAATACCATTTATAATTTCATGACCTAGCCATTCAGCTTGTACTTGTTTAGGTAGGTGTGTAATACCGATTTCAATTGTTGTGACGCCTGTGCTTGTTGTTACCGCAACCACTCGGTCATCCGCATAAATTGGCGTAGCCGAGGAACCTCGGTTAATATTTGCTGAGATAGCAGGGGCAGCTGGTTTTACAACATCATAGGCAACACCTGTTTTATCATCACTTACTAATACTGCGTATACTAAATCTTTCAAACCAACAGACGCTTGAACTTCTGTCATGTACTATTCCTCCTACATACTTTTTTGGACAAAAGAAAAACGCATAGCCTTGTGATAGACCTGCGTTTCTTTTTCATATAAATCAATGGCACTTCTTCGGGTAAAACCTGCAGATACCAACGCTTCTTTCACCTGGTTTACTAACGATGTATACACAGTTGGATTTTTCGTCCATACGTCAACTTGATAAAAATATTGCGTTAACTGCTCTTTGTCATCTGCATGTAGAGCTGAGCCTTCGTTGTATTGAAAAAATGTAACATACGTATCTAAATCGCCAGGGTAATGAATAGGATAAACAGGATAGTTTAAAGGTTGCAATGTACTCATAATGAGTTTGTTCATACTCATAATTTACTAAGCTCCTGGCGAATAACCTGAGCCATTGCAGCTTGAACTTCATCTTTTACCGCAAGAAAAGCTGGCTCAATAAAAGGCTGCGCATCCATTGTAGAAGTTCCATACTCAAGAAACCTTGCGTAAAAGGCATTCTTGAAATCTGGCCCAATATCAATATAGCCTTGAACTACTTTGGACACGATAATATTTTCCGCTAAATTCCCTGTTCGTTCAGGCGTACGCTTAATAATTTCTCGTTGCAGAATCTTAGCACCAGCTTGCAGCGCCTTTTCAGCAATACGATCACCTAACGTTTCTAGCTTTTTTAATTCATTCATCAGGTTCTTCATTCCTACCGTATTCATACTCATGGCACATACCTCTTACATACTAATTCAATTTTTTCACCCTTATCATACGTACGATACACGTCATACATCTTGCCTTGATATTCAACTTGTGGTTGTCCATTATAGTCAAATGAAAAAAGCTCAAACATTTGTTCAAGCTTCTCACCTGCTTGTGCAGCAAAATAAAACTCGCTGCTTTTTACATCTTTCTTGTTCACAAAAACCTGCTTCTTTTCAGGTTGATCACTACCCGGTATTGGATAGCCATCCTCATTTTGTTGCTCTTCACCCGGAGTGATTAGAAAAAGCACATCACGATATAGCATGATAATCACTCGACTGACTTAAATGTATTTTTAATGATTTAAATGACTCATTAAGCTTTTCGTAATCTGGATTATCAAAACCAAAATTGGCTTTGACGTACGTAATGATAGCTCGTTTAATTAATGGATCGCTGTCATCCATCGCTTTCTCGCCTGAAACCCCAGCTTCTATCAATTCTAAGCGTGCAGCCTCAATTAAATCGATTATTTCATCATCAAAAGCAGCATTGCTCACACGCAGAGATAGTTTCGCTTTATCCAACATTACTCTTCACCGCTTGTCATTAACTTAATTGCTTGATCTTTGCCTTTAATCTTCTCTCCATTTGGCAATTCATAGTAACCACCACCAACATGACGCGGAAAAAATGACTCGTCTACCGATTTCTTGATATAGCCAAGTTCTTGTAATACATTAAAACGTTCTTCATCTTCTCCTTCATACACTTCACCTGGAGAATAGCATGTTAATGTTTCTTTATCAGTAAATGCTTTAATGACCATTGCTCTCATCAGTCCTCACTCCTTTTTAGATTGTTGCTGCTTTCTTCAGTACGACAAGCGAATTAATGTCAACTGCTTTTCCATCCACAATCATAATTGACTTTGTCACTAAATCATCCGTTTCATTATCTTCGTATTTTTTTACGCCCATTTGATAATTTGTATTTAAGATGTAATCTTTAAAGTTGTATAAGAAAGCAAACGGCGTTTCAGCTGTTGCTGTCGCGAAGCTATCAATATAGTTACAAAGAATAACGTTACGACCTAACAGTGTGCGTTCTGGCTTTCCAGAAATTCCGTACGTTACGCGTGCAATCGGCTGTCCAGTTGTATCAACCATTGATGCAAAGTTCATAAATGTTTTCTTTGTCATGCACCAAACAGCATTACTTTCATACTCCAATGGCAAAGCTGCTTCTGCATCTGTTAAAGTTTTATATTCGATTTTTGAGACATCTAATGCCTGACCGCTCAGTGGTGTTTCAGCAAGAATACCTTTTGGCTTGCCAATACCATCACCATTAATAATGGCTTGCTCAATAGCCTTTGTCATTGCTTCCACAACGTTATTTACTAAGGTTGTTTCAAACACCGATAGGGCCATAGTATCCACTTCAAGAGATACAGCTACAGCACAGCGCAGTTTGTGGTAATTGAACGTAATACTGCCTGTCGTTTTCTTTTGTTTTTCACTTCCCTCTCCTTCAGCTACCCATGTTGCTACTGGCTTAACGGCAGATGTAGGGACCGTCACACCGCCTTTAATGCTTGTACGAGTAACCAGTGGTAAAATCATTCCTACCGCTTCAATTTTTTCGATGATACGGTTTAATACTGTTTGTGGAATGACAGATCCAACGTCACCTGTTTTTGTTACAGTACGCAATTCAGCTGGAATCTCTTCACTACGCAATACATAATTCATAAATGCGTTTCGATACTCCATCGAATCTGTACCTAAATCACGTTCTTCTGTAGTCGATGTGTTAAAGGTTTGAATAGTACGTGATTCGGCACTTGTTCCATCGTTAATTGATGTTGCTTCTTGCATTAAACGCTGACGTCGCTCAATAGCCGTGGCAGCGTCTTCTAGTTCACGTAATTCTTGCTCTAATTCATCTAAATTGATATTTTCATCGTCACCTTCAAGAATTGAACGAATTTCTTGTCTACGCTGCTGAATACCTTCTAGTGTACGCACAGCAAAGTATTGAATATCAAATGATTTCATTAAAGGCTTAAACTCATATTTTAATTTCGTCATAGGGATTCTCCTTTTATAAATAAGTTTTTAACAGCAGCTTCTTTCGTAGCGACTTTTGTTGACGTTCTTTGATAAATGACTGATATGGATCATTACTTCTTGCCGATACTTGGCTATCTGGATAAGCCGGAAATGCTACAGGGCTAATTTCAATCAATTTCGCTGTTGTGATGGTACGAATAATGTTATCTCGGTCTGTTTCATCCCACTCCTCTTTTCGCATTTGAAAGCCAAAGCTCACACCTTCAACATCACCGCGACGAATGGTTTCTAACGTGTCATTACCAAGAGTAGTATTCGGCAAATCTAATTCAAACCGAAGACCAATATCATCTTCAAATAACCGCAGTGTGCCGTTTTTTGTACGCCCTAGTACTCGTGACGTATCATGACTCCAAAGTGCTAACTGATCGTCGGCTGTTAATGAATCCGCAAAAGCTCCTTTTCTGAACTGCTCTTTGAACCTTCTAAAATAGCCCATTGGATGGGATTTCATTTCCCACTTAACTGCATAACCAGTGATAATCTTTGAATCTGATTCATCTTCCCTAATTTCAATAGATGAAGCATTGATATTACGTTTCTCCGTCTTGTTCATCTCCATCACCTCCTTCATCGATGACATTGCCATCCTTAATCTGCGCAGTATCAAGTCGACGAACTGGCTTATCTCCACCTTCAATCGGTCCAAGTGATAAAATAGATCGCCATTCATTTGGCGTAAGAGCTCCCCTATCAACCATTTGTACAAGGTTCATTTTTGTAGACATAGAAGCATATTGTAGACTTGCAGCCTCAAAAATGATTTTATTTCCAAATCCTCGCTCACGACGCGTAAAAAGCTTCCTGGTAAATTCTCCAGCAAGCTGCATCGCTAAGGGCTCAATTTCTGATTCGTAATAAGAGTTCCATTCATCTTCGTTATATTTACTCTGAATAATGTTTTCGTTTGTGTTAAAAAAGCTGTAAATACGCTGAATGGTTTCTTGCATTTGCTTTGAATCCGGCACAAATGCTTCTGGCTTTACCTGTTCTAAGTCGTAACGTGGATCCGTTGCTGCAGCTCCACCGCTGTTACTATCAATAGATAAATAATCACTAATGAAAGTCTTTACTTGTAGCTTAATATCTTCTGGCTTCAAAACGGATTTAAACTTCATAATCCACTTAATCACAGCACTGTTTTGAATGGCTTTTACAATTCCTTGATCTGTAGTCGTCACAACCTGCATAAGTTGAGATAAAGCTTTACCCGGATGCTCACCGAAAAAATCATCTTCATGAAAATCCTTTCGTAAATGAATGACATCGCTATACGGCACGGTCATCCTCTTTCCATTCTTAAAATAAAAGGTCAGAAAGATATCTCCAAGCGAACCTTCTACCACATCAACTGAAACACAAGGAATTGGATAAATTTCAGTAGCAAATCCCATTTCATCACGCTTTATAAAGGCAAAGGCATTATGATTTAGCTCTAGCTGATTGACCAATTTCTCTTGCATCATTTGCCCCGTCATTAAAGGATTAGGTTCTTCTAAAATAAAACGAAGGTATGGATCCGGATTAATTTTAAATTCATTCGCATTATCTCGTATATGTTTAGCAATAAGCTTACCTACCGCCTTTGCTTTTGGCCGAATACATGAGCGTACAATATCGCTTTGAAACAACTTTCCATCCCAGGAATAAAAACCTCCCCCGTTATCGCTCACAAATTCAAAATGTTTAGTAGTGGTAGGCTGCTTCGTTTTGTTAAACATTTTTTCAAATAAACCCATTAATTCACCACCTTCCACTAAATCATATTTATATATTCATTCTTTTTTTCTTGTAAAATCACATAAGCATTTAACAACGCTGCCGTGCCATCAATTCTTCGACGCTGATTCTCCGTTTTATGAGGCTGAATATTTAAATTTTTATCCATTTCAATCGCGGTATTCGACAGGCACCATTTATCAATCGGGTTATTATTATAAATAACTTTATTCGCTTCTAAATCGGCACCTAATAAATACATAGGCCCTGATAAAGTCTTTTTACCTTGATACACAGGTATCATCGCTTCTTTCCCAAAATAACTCTGCATTTCTTCTACCCAGTAATCAGCTGACCAAGCATCATAGCCAATCCAAGGCAAGTATACTCCCCATTCGTCACGAACTTCTAAAAACCATTCCGTTACAAACTTAGGGTGAACGCTGTTTCCAGGAGTCGTACGCAATAAGCCTGCATCGTGCCATAGATTATATGGAATTTTGTCTTCGTTCGTTCGCTTTTCTAACAAGTCTTCTGGCAACCAATACATCTGCAAGACATACACTTTTGGATCATCTGGAAGCATAAAAATAACCTTCGCTGCTGTAAGGTCTGTTGTCTTAGATAAATCACAACCACCGATACCGTATGAAGGTTTTAACTCCGTTAAATCGAATGTAGCACTATTATTTAATTGTTCGAATGTTAACCATGCTTCATTTGATGTTTCGCGAATATTGAAATCTTTTGTAAGCAAGTTTTTAACTAACAAGTGATTGGCTTTTGCTTTGTTTACTTTAGTTTCAAGCTGATCTATTTTTTTGATAGTACCTAACCCAGGATTGGCTTTTGGCCAACTTGCTGGGTCTGTCCACTCTTCTCGCTTATCCAGTTCATAAATAATGGGGAGAAAACGGTCGTCTTTGTATGCTTCTGGACTATCATCATCTAAGCCATTCAACAGCATAACCGCTTCATCATATTTCATATCATAAACAGATTCACGAACCGTTCCAGCAGTTGTAATCATAACAATAAGAGGCTGTTCACGAGACGAAGTACCATCCACAATAACATCATATAAGTTTTTGTCTTTCCAAGCATGGATTTCATCGAGTGAAGCACCATGTACATTCAGTCCATCTAGGGTATCGCTATCACTTCCCACAGGTTTAAACACACTATCATTAAAGTCAGCATTAAGCTCTTTCACTAACGCTTTAACTCGTTTGGAAAGAGTAGGCGATTTTTTCACCATTCTTTTTGACTCTAACCATACAATCTTAGCTTGCTGCTCTTTTGTTGCTACAGCATAAACTTCAGCACCGCCTTCTCCATCCGCTATCATTAAATACAAACAGATACCTGATGAGATTGTGGACTTCCCATTTTTACGCGCCACAATAAGCAGAATTTCACGATATTTCCTTGTACCATCTATTTTATGAATAAAGCCAAATGTCGCCGCTAAGAATGCTTTTTGCCAAAGCTCTAAAACGATTGGTTTCCCTGCCCATTTACCTTTTGAATGCTTACAAAAGTTCTCAATAAATTCAATCGCATGATTGGCTCTTTTAGCGCTATATTCATATACAGATTGTTCATCATACACATCCGCAGCCAACTTCTTATAAATTCGTCTTACTTTATCACCTACAGTAATATCGCCACTCTCAATCTTAGCCCAATATTCTAAAATTGGATTATATGCAAGAGGATATCTAATCATCTGTTGTTCACGAAGGTCTCAAAACCATCATCTACAGGTGGACTGTTTGTCTCTTTAGGCAATAAGTTAAACAGCTTTTCATAAGCAGTCGTATATCGATTGATCATAGCGTTATAAGATTTTTGCGCTGGGTTTTCAACAATCATTTGCTGAGAACCTTGTTTGAAATTGTAGGTGGGACCTTTTGTTTTAATGGAGTCTTCTAGTATTTGAAGGGTGATGGTCATAAAAGCAACTCGTTCAATTAAGCGTTGTGCTGCTTTCTTTTTTTCTTCCGATAAATCCTTGAAAATATGACTTAATCGCTCGACCTCTTGATTAATTAATTCATCCTGCTTTTTCTTCGCCAATTTCGCCATAAATTTATACCCCCCCTCATGTAAAATGCCCTGTGTATTTTTCGAAGGTCCCCCTTCGGTCCTTTGCCGACTGACTTTTGGCTTTTTGATAGGGGGGATACCATAAGGCACGATGCACTTCTTTTATGTCTTCTGTACAGGCATACCACTTTCGTCAAATATCACGCCCTGCACGGTCACACCATGCTTTTCATGATGCTCTTTGTTGTGGCAATCTTGGCAAAGATATTCTAATTTATTAAAGTTTAACGTTATGTTAGGATCATCAATATTATCTGGTGTTAAGTATTCTTTATGATGAACAATCTTACCTGGACCGCTGCACCTCTCACACAAACCGTGACGCATCTTTATATATGCAGCTCTGCACTTCAACCAGGCTGATGACTTGTAGAACTTCTTAGCGAATGGTTTCATTGTTATCTTCCTTCCTTATTGGGTGTATAAATAGTTATAGAAAGCATATAATCTATAAACTCCTACGTGATAAGGAGGTGAAAATGTGTTATTAGTTATTTATTTAACACTTCATATTAAATTAGTAACTGTTCCGCTACTAATTGTTGTTATCCCAAAGGATAATAAGCAATGAGGAACAGTAGAGATGATTGTTAATCATCTCTACACTAAATAGTAAATAAATTAACTAAAACACATTTTTCACATCCAATAAAAAAAGACATTGTTCATTAACGGACAATGTCTTTTTTGTATTAAACCTACTTATATCAACTTTAATTAAGATTACATCGCAGATGCATTACAATCTCATTATTTATGCACTTACGTACAGTTACTAACAATAATATTAATTTATTTATAACAAACCTTAATTATCTCTAAACAACACAGACCAACGTCTATCCTGTTTACAAATAGCCACTTAAGCTAACAAGTGGCCAATAACCTACTATTCAATTGTCAAGGAGCAGCAAGATCAGCAAGCATCTTAAATACCGCTATCTTTGTTACTTACCATATTACATGAGTTATACAGCAATGTTCTGCCGTCTTTCTGCCACTATTCTGCCACTTATTCATAACATGTTATTTCACATGTTATTAATTTACTTATAAAACCAATGATACTGGAATGACTTCACCATATCTTATATTCTGTTGCACTCGCCTAATCGCTCTAACCACTGTCACTACAAGGTTTATCGCATATCCCTTTTTGAGTGCACGCTACACTTATTTTTGATGCAGTTATAAGCAACACATCGTTAAATCTTAAACTTCATCATCGCTTTATCCATTGAATCTTGATTGATACCGATATATCTCAATGTAATTTGTGGACTGGAATGGTTGAACATTTCTTGCAGCATGGCTACGTCTTTTGTCTGTTGGTAAAAATGATAGCCGAATGTTTTACGAAGTGTATGCGTTCCTATCTCATTTAAATGAACATGCGCCGCTGCCTCTCTTAAAATCCGATATGCTGTAGAACGATCGATAGCTCTGTTTGTTCCTTGCCTGCTTTGTATCACATAATCTCCATCAGTTAATTCTTTTGCATATTCTAGCACTTCTTTACGAATAGATGGAGGAATACGTATCCGCTTCTGTTTACGCGTTTTCGTCTCTCTTAATACAACGTGAGTACTTAATAAATCTTCTTTCTTCAGTTTCAGAATATCCGATATACGCAAGCCTGTACTAATTCCTAATATAAACAGCATATAGTTCCGCTGACTTTTTGATTTTAAATAAACCTTCATCTCCTGGAGTTTCACTAAGTCACGAATGGGCTGTACAAAGTTCATTTGTCATCACCTTCCTTATATACTTCAATCCGTAGAGACAAGGCCAGCTTTATAAATGCTTTTTCTTTTAAGCGGTAGTATTTGCGCTCTGAGAAATTAAGATCATTATAGACCTGGTAATCAAACACATCATCTTGTAGCATGTACCGCTGAATAAGAATCGCTCGTTCCCAGTAGCCTAATCGATTTACCGCCATTACCATCCGCTTTAAATACTTACTTCTGGCTTGCTCGTGTGAAATATTACGAATGGCTATATCCTCTGTAGATGAATGGAATGCGTTCGTATTTGACGGTGGAACTAACGAGTACGTAGCTGTCACTTTCGGCAGTTCCTCCTCATTTTGCGTTAACAGCAGCACTCGATATTTCTCAAGTGCTGCTTCCACTACTCTTTTTGTTGCTTTTACATCAATTTCAGGTAACAGTGTGTCCATCATGAAATTGCCCCCTGCCTCTTATTTTTGTCGAATAGCTCCGCGTGAACGGTGATACGTACTGCGATTAGTTCCCATTAGTTCGCGTAGTTCTCTTTCAGAAAATGTTTCCTTCTTCTTTCTCTTAGGTGGCTGCTCTGTTTCCCTTGTATCTTTTTCATTTAGCACATGATTTAACTTATTCCACTTTTCCATTTCACCTCGTAAAGTTCCCATTTACATTCCCCTTTTCTGAAATTAAAAAGGACACTGAACAAGCAGCGTTTTGCTACTAATTCAGCGTCCTCAGGCTCTCCTATCTTGGACATATTCAATTCGCTTTCTTAATATCTCGGTCCATTAATGCTTCGATTCCGCATTTAGCTAGTACAGTATGAATAAACAAACGACCTTTCTGCGTCCATTTGGTATGAAGCTTCGTTTTCAGTTCATCACTTGAGTCTCGATAGTTCGTTGTGTGAGATTTCGTATACCCCTTATCTTGATACTTGCTATATAAAAGCCATTGCTCACCTAACTTATACTGCACGCCTTCTTGCTTGAGAATTTGATTCAGCTTCTTACCAGACAGACCATAATCTTTTGCAATCTGTGAAATGTTAATTACGCTATCTGACTGGAGAATTTGATCATAGTACGTAACCTTTGGTGCAGTTTCTGCTAACTGCTGTTCTAGCATCAAGTTCTTTGTTTCAACAAGCTGCTTTTGTTTTTGTTCAAGAATCCACTGCTCCGCTCGCTTAATCGGATCATCAATCATATATGACGGAACATGCAGCTGTTTAAATCGCTTTTCTACTTCAATAAAGTATTTACGCACGACACGCCCCATCTCGTTATGCTGAACCATTGCAATCTCTTTAGCAGTATCTAAAGTTAAAATATATTCCGTTCGAGGCCTTCCGCCAACACTTTCCCCCAAAACTGGGGAAAAGTCTTCTCCTTCCACAAAGCCGTATTTTTCAATGCGATCTTTTATCCATGTGGTAAAATCTTTACCAATCATAAGAACAGCATGTAATTCTCTTGCATCCACTACTGTCTCGCCTGCTTCAGTTTGATAAACAGGCAGCATGTCATTAGCAATAATAGTCGATTTGTTCATCGTTTCACTCTCCTACCGCTACGTAGTTATAAAACTAAAACAACCTCCAACGATTCATTATTAAAATAATTCACTCTCTTCAAAACGAATTCTTGCTGTTTTTCCTTTAGCCGTTTCAATGATGGTATGTCCATGATGCACCGCTTCAATTGCCTTTGCTTTCCCTTGATGTCCATCTAAAATTAAAAGAACAACTTTACCTGGTTCAATCGCATGATGAATTGTCATATCATCTGGATCTACTTCTAAAAATCTTGCTCGTTCAGACATCAGCGCACCCCTTTTGTGATATAATTGGTTAAACGATTGTCGGGAGTGCTCCCGGCTTTTTTATTTGCTCTTTTTCTGCCTTTGACCATACGAATGAATGTCTGAAAATGCTTTTTCTTTTTTCTTTTTGGTCGGAATGATTGGATGCTTTTTTATATAAGCCAGGCGCTCTTCTTCCGTCATGTACCACACTTTCACTTCCCCATGCAT